AAGGTTTCAAGTGGTAATACACTTCAGACAATCTCTAATATGAAAAACATTCTTGCAGTTGCAACTGTATCTGAGGAATTTCCTCAAGATTTCAGTATCTACAATCTGCCTGAATTCTTAGGTGCAACCAGTTTACTGGACGACCCCGACTTTCAATTTGGTGATGCAAGTTTAACAATTGCAGACAACAATTCAAGTCTTGCATATTTCTATGCAAGTGAAGGTATGGTGACTTCACCCGAGAAAATGATAACAATGCCTGATGCAGAGATTGGTTTTGATATCTCTTCTACACTTCTAAACGAGTTGCAGAAAGCAGCGAGTGTTCTAGGTGTGGGTGATTTAGTTCTTAAATCAGACGGTTCTACTATCACGTTGCAAGTGACTGATAAGAAGAATGCAACTTCAAACACATTCTCAAGAATCGTGGGTGAAGGAAACGGTGTCTCATATACCATGAACTTTAAGATTGAGAACCTTAAAGTCTTAGACGGAAACTATGAAGTCTTAGTTTCGTCAAAAGGAATCTCACACTTTAAAAACAAAGATGTGGATTTAGAATATTTTATTGCATTGGAGCCTGATAGCAAATACAATGTTTAACCTATATAATAGTGTAGGTATTGTGCTAGTCTCTGCAATGCATACGGGACATAAGACATCTCATCAATCTTCAAGGGTTCTTATGACAGTTAATTCGGAGGGGTTTTAACTTCTTATTATGAAACAAGAGTTTTTATTTGTAGAAAAGTATCGTCCTCAAACAATTGAGGACACGATACTACCCGAAGGTATCAAAAATACTTTTAGGGAATTCGTGAAACAAGGTGAGATTCCAAATCTCATGTTATGTGGTTCTGCTGGTGTTGGTAAAACAACTATTGCAAAAGCACTTTGTAACGAAATGAATGCAGACTTTATTGTAATCAACGGTTCAGACGAAGGGAGATTGATTGATACTCTCAGAACCAAAATCAAAAACTTTGCATCTACAGTATCACTCAGTGGTGGTGCAAAGGTAGTCATTCTAGACGAAGCAGACTACATAAGTGCAGATAGTGTTCAGCCTGCATTGAGAAACTTCATAGAGGAGTTCTCAAGTAACTGTAGGTTTATCTTTACTTGTAATTACAAGAATAGGATTATCAAACCACTACATTCACGAACCACTGTTATAGATTTCAAAATGAGACCCAGTGATAAACAACAACTTGCTGGTGTCTTCCTTCAAAGACTCAAAGAGATATGTGAAACAGAGAACATACAATATGACGAGAAGGTATTGGTTGAACTTATACTAAAGTTCTTCCCCGATTTCAGAAGGTGTATTAATGAGGTACAACGTTATGGTGTTGGTGGTGTAATAGACACTGGTCTTATTGCAACACTCGCTGAAGAGAAACTAACACCTCTCATTGATATGATGAGAGACAAGAACTGGACTGGAATGAGAAAATGGGTTGCACAAAACTCAGACAATGATTTCGATTCCTTGTTCAGAAAAGTTTTCAATTCACTTGAACAAAGACTAGAATCTACTAGTATTCCAGCAAGTGTTTTGATTATTGCAGATTATCAATATAAATCTGCGTTTGCAATGGATAGTGAAATCAATTTCGTTGCATGTTTAACTGAAATCATGTCGGAGTGTAAATTCAAAAATGGGTAAACTCAGACAATGGTTTCGTAATTGGTTTGATAAAGCAATCGAAAGGTCTATGCAAAGACAGGCAAATAGATTGTTTGACAAGTCAAGGATTAAGTATAGAGATGGAGATAACACATGACACAATATGACAATAGAGTTCAATACCAAAGAGATTTGATTGCAGCTGAAGAATGGTCTAAGACTGTTAAATCAGTTCATGCACATTCACTTAGTTCAATGTGGTATGACACTAGACCCGAAGATACTGCAGATGGTAAATCTGTTTTAGATGTCCAATATAATAGTGAAATCATTAGAAGAACAACTTCAGACGGTGAAACAGTTATATTTGGAACACCATTGAAAGGTCAAGAACTTGTAGATTCATACATAAGACATAACTAATGTCTAAACGAAATCCATTCGATTTTGTAAAGTCGGTCTCTTACGACAAAAAAGACCTCATGGTTGATGAGGTCGAAGAGAAATCATATCAACCATTCCTAATAAACAAAGCATTATCTTATCACCAAGATTCTGTTTTTCTTACTAACGAAATGAATACTAGACACGGGTTAGACAACCGTCTTCAGTATGTCTTTTTCCTAAATACTCTAAGGAAAAGACAAAGATTTTCCAAATGGAGTAAACCTTACGTTAGTAAAAAACTCGATATAATTAAAGAGTATTATCAGATATCAACTAGAGAGGCAAAAGAATATGCAACTTTACTATCTGAAAAACAATATCGTGAATTGAAAAATAGAATGACCACTGGTGGTAAAGATAATGGATAACCAAGAAGACATAGTAAAAGACTTAGTAGAAGTCACATTCCCCGAAAAAGACGATTTCCTAAAGATACGTGAAACACTATCTAGAATAGGTGTTGCATCAAGAAAAGACAAAGAACTATTTCAGTCATGTCATATCTTACACAAACGTGGTAAGTATTATATCACTCATTTCAAAGAACTATTCAAACTAGACGGTAAGCCGTCCAACTTAGACGAGTCAGATATTGCAAGAAGGAACACTATAGTGTCACTTTTAGAACAATGGAAACTAGTTTCAGTTGTCAATAAACAACAAATAGAAGAACCAAAAGCACCCCTAAGTCAGATAAAAATCATTCCATTTAGAGAGAAATCCGAATGGAAATTGACCACAAAATACTCAATCGGTTCTCAAAATAACTAAATACCACTGTTATAAATAAATCATAACAAATGGAGGATACTATGTTCGCAGGAATAATAGATTTCATTATGGGAATTTGGAATTTACTAATGGTAATTCCAGTCGTAATATCGATTTGTAGTGTTATTGTCGCTTTGACACCTACACCACATGATGATAAGATATGGGCCAAGGTATACAAATACCTAGAAGTCCTTGCATTAGCAATTGGTAAAGCAAAGGATAAAAATCCATTGTTAGATAAATAAATCGAGGTAATACTTTATGGAAATTATAATTGGAATTATTGTTATAGTTGGATTAGTTTGGTTTTTCAATAAGGATAAGGATTCGAAAGTCTCGAAACCAGCTCCTGCTCCTCAACCTAAGAAACCTAGTGTTGCAGAATTGAAGAAGTTAACTAAGAATCAACTCTTAGAAATGGCAGATAAGAAGAGTCTTAAAGTCAAAAAGAGTGGTTCAAAGGCAGCTGTAATCAATGAATTACGTGACCAGTTATAAACTGAAACGTGATTGATAAAGAGGGGTCTATCGACCCCTTTTTTGTGCGCAGACAATTTTAAAAGTATAAATAAAGGTATGGATATATTTGCATTGATAAGTGAAGTGGGAGCTCCAATTGCTGGAAGTCTAGTAATGGGATTCTTTATCTTTACAGTTATCAAACAAATACTTGAAGGTGTTGTTGATTCTATCAAAACCCTCACCATGTTTTGTAAGAGTTTAGAGAACAGAGCAAGAACAATGTCTAACGAAATGATTAAGATAGATATGTTAGTGTCAAGTGCTTTAGAACTCAGACCCGATATAGAGAGAATTGCACGTGCAGAGAACTTTATAGAAGACGGGAAACTAGACGTGAGAAGGGACTAGTGGAAAATATAGCACAACTTATATCTGATTATGGATTTCCAATCGTAATGATGGTTGGACTTGGATATTTCGTATATTACGTATGGTGGTTTGTGGGTGAACAATTAGAACCCGAAATCGAAAAACAACATTTTGCATTGATAAAAGTGATTGACCAAGTACGAATGTTAGACCAAGACTTGATTCGTCTACAACAAAAAGTAGACGTGGTTCTTGAATATAAAGAGAACCAAAAGAAAAAGGGAAACATAACAGATGATAAAGCCGATAGTAATAATTAGTATTTGTTTTGCACTTAGTGTAAGTGCAGATGAAATAGTTCACAAATTCAAAAGTCCTTCCTTCAGTGGAATAGGACAATCATCACATTATCTTACCATTGAGAACCAAGAGAAATCAAGACGTGATAAGATAGCACAAGACGTAGAAGACAGAATTGCAAAGGCAGAGAGAGACGCTAATAACACTACACTTGCCAAATTTTTAAGAAATGTCGAGAGCAGAATTTATGCTCAGATAGCAAAACAGTTAGTAGAAAATATGTTCTCTAACGGAGAAGCTGCACAATTCGGTTCCTTCACTATTGAAGGTAATACAGTCACATATGAAAAGATAACACTAGACGATGGTGTAGAAGTTATCAGATTAACAATTGTATCCGATGACGGAACAACAACAACATTAGATATACCAGTTGCAACGGGAAGTTTCTAAATGAACAGAATTGGACTAGTAGGACTCACGGTAGTCTTGTTCACTACAGGGTGTGCAAGTGTTCCTTCTATGACAGATAGTTGCACCTCTACAGTTATGGAAAGGGTGGGTTCTTGTATTGAAGAAGCACAAGTAGTGAAGATACCTACTTATCAAGAACTTGCAGAATTACCACCTGCTGAAACAATGCCTATCGTTGCAGTCTATGGTTTCCTAGATAAGACAGGACAAAGGAAGAGAATGGACGGAGTTGCCTCCTTCTCAACTGCAGTGACCCAAGGTGCAGAAGCATATTTAATTGATGCACTTAAATCTGCAAGTGGTGGAAAATGGTTTAGGGTTGTAGAACGAACAAATTTAGATGCACTCGTAAGAGAACGACAAATCATACGTAGTGCTAGAGAAGACTTTGCAAATCAAGAAGGTAATGAGGATTCCCCAACAGGAATTCAACCACTTCTATTTGCTGGAATCCTACTTGACGGTGGGGTTATTGGTTATGATACCAACATTGAAAGTGGAGGCCGAGGTGCAAGAACATTGGGCATCGGTGCTTCGAACTCTTATAGAAGAGATGTTGTGACTGTAAGTTTAAGAGGGGTCTCTACACTTACAGGTGAAATTTTCCTGAATGTACAAACTACCAAAACGATTCTATCGACTGGTGGGGG